GCCGGAACTTCAAAGCGGCGGCCGTTTACATACGCAATACCTGCGGTCCAAGAAACAGTCAGGCCATCATGCGAGAATTGCAATCCCGCTGTTCCGTTGGGAGAAGCGACAAAATTCCCTCCCCATTCTTTGGCCAAGTTTTCAACAAGTAAATGCGCTTCTGTAATTCCATCTTCCATATGGTTTAGCCGGTCGGCTGTGATGCGCGTCCCCTCTTGTACCAATTCATATAGCGGTCGCCCCGTTTGGGGGTCCGTCTTCTGTTTCCCTGTTTTTGGGTCTAAAATTGGCTTGGTTAAATCGGGGATTTCATCGAGCCAGCTTTGTTTTTTATATGTCATTCGCCTTCACCTCGACAAAAAATTCAAACCCAATTAAAAAACCCTTATCGTTTTTTATAACGTTAAGGGCATTGTTTGCCAGCGTATTGCCGGCCGTATCCATCAAGGAAGCGCCCAGGATTTGCTTTCCCACGGCCTCCGTTTCTGGAACATATACATATTTTCGTACAGAGCGGCCAGAAATGATTGTATTGTGTATCGGATACTGAACAAGCTCCCCCGCGATGTTCACCAGTGCATGATCAAAACGAGCACTCATATCCTGGACTACATAATCAAGCAAAAGCGGCTGAATAATGTCGACCACAACTTATTCCCCCTCTCCCATCGGCACTTCAAAGCCGGTAATTGGTGCATCGACACGATGGTGATATTCCGTCCCGGAAACGGATAGCCCCTGGCTAACGATTTGCCCTGATACTGAAGCTGTCGTCGGCACTTCTAACCCACAGATAGGGAAATCAACGCTATGCTGATAGGCTACTCCTTTGATAAGGATAGGCTTCTCTGCTGTTTTTGCGATAGGTAATGCACGATTAATATGAATCGGACGAATATATTCAAAGTCCTGATGAAGCCGAAACAAATCAATAGCTTGACTCGCCGCATACTCAAAATGAATTTCTTTTGCGAGAAAGTCTTCCTTGACTGCAAGTAACTTTCCATGTTGAGCACCTAACATTCGCAGCACAGGCAGTTTAAACGGGCGCTTTGCCCACTTCTTCTTCCGGATGGCTTCTCGCCGTTCCTCATAGCTTCCTGGCTGCTTCTTACGGAAGTAAATCCAGTCCCATATATCCAGTCCATATGTGGCCCGCCGCAGAATGAATTGATTTCCCAGTTCTTCAATTGTCTTTTGGCGGTCATCCATGACTTCTTCCATGGTGCCAAAATGCGTTTCAGCCATCTCATTCTCATACCAATATGGCGGCAGTACCTCTCGATATCGCAATGGAATCATGACAGCACCATCTCTATGCGTAGTATAGATTTATCAGGGACGATAATATCTTCTGTGTCTCCGTTTAAAGTGAAATTCGAATAATTCTCCACCGTATCGACAAGAAGGAGCGCGGCTATATAGTTATACACCAAAGTAGAACGTCCTTTTGCGTATTCTACAATTCGATTCTTGATTAAATCAGCCAGAGAAGCAGGATCGCTTGTAGTATTCAGGGTAGCTTCCACGCGCAAGGTGAATACAGGCGCTGGATGGGCTTGTAAATCATGACCAGCAATTCGTTTTTCTTCCCACATTGCTTCTTTGACTTGCTCCGCGAATTCTGGCGTTACGGGCTGGCCGTTCATATCGGTCAAGTATAAATCGATAGAATTGTCATGCCGCTCTTTTTCAACGGCTATGGCGCCGCCCACACCCGGAATTTCTTTGGCCCAGGCTTCATAATCTTTTCTTCGCCCGGTTCCTTCCTCGAGAAAAGCATGGTCCAATATACGAAGGCGGAGTAATTCATCATCCTCCCCATCCTTCGGTTCCACTCCCTCTGCCCAGGCATGTGCTTGTAAAAACTCTCCGTCTGCCCATACAGGGAATCCTTGAATAAATGCGTATGTTAAAAGTTCTTGTTGTTCCGCCCATTCTTGAGCGAGAGGAAACCACATGTAATGAAAGTCTTCCCCTTCCCCTGTAGGAGGTGGAGGAGTCCCGTTTTTCTTCGCCAATTCAATCGCTCGATTCACAAAGCGCTGATATATCTCTTCTGCTGTTTCTTCGAGAATTGGCATTGAAGGAAGTTTTGGCAATGCTAAAAGGTTCATACATCAATCACCTCGTCCATCTCTACTGTTCCGGCCAATCCAACAAGCCGAATCCGCACATGTAATTCATTTTTTGAGCGTTCCATAGATAGTACTTCTGCTCGATCGATTTCGGAATGAACCTCTAATGCCTCTTCTATATCGCGCTTGATTTCGATGTCTTCCCAGGCTGGCCATTCCGATTTTTCAACACCAATATCATCTCCGTTCACAGCATACTGAAACCTTTCTGTATTCAATATGCGCATAGCGGTTTGTACCAGATATTCTGCATATGTTTTTGTTCTTCGATATCGTCCATCTTCTTCTTTTAAAAATTGCCGAGCTTTAAAATCCATTACGTATGTCCATTTCTGTTCTGAAGGTATATCCTCGTACAATTCAACTTCTTCCAAATCAGAAAAGTCCATTTGAGGAAACAAAGGTACTGTATCATCCGCCACTGTTCATCACATCCTTTCCATGGACGTAATATCGCTGTCCGGTCAGTCGGGAAACGATCAGCCGGTCGCCCGCTTTTAACGGGCTAGGAATGACGATTGTACCCTGTAGAAAGGAACGGGGAACCTGTTCATATGTTGCGCCGCTCTCATACTCCACACCATTAGCCAGCACACCTGTCACGCTTCCTTTTACTTCTTCCCCTTCCATGTATTGTCCAATTTCAAAGTACGCTTCGACTTTACGATCCTGCAAATACTCAGCAAAAATAAGCCTTTCCTTTTCATACGGGTTCGGGTCACCGTCAACAAGCACCTTCGGATTATCCGGCCAGCTGAGCAGTGTACCGCGTTCCGTATCTCTCGCATCGATATGCCCTGTTATTTTCTCTTTCCAAAGCCCTAACGCTTCCCTAAGCATGATTATTGCCGCCTTTCTAAGTTAAGCTGCACGGTATACATTCCGTTTCTGAATGTCGTTTGTTCACTGACGACTACCCATTTGGATTTATAATTTGTCTCCTGTATGAGTACAAGCCACCCGGCGCGCAAACCACTCAATGTATGATCGGTATGTTTGACGGTAATTTTTTTGGTCTGCTTGGGATTAGAAAGTTCTATGAGCTTTTGGGTAGCGACGGTCGTCGGATTTTCGTTTTCTTCTACTTCAATAATTTCTTCCATACGTCCCAGATTATTGACCGCGCCAGTATTCACTTTCGTTACAGAAGATACCAGTTTATCGTCCTTCCATTTCTGTGCCGTAACGACGGTATAGACGTCCTCTATGGACCCGCCCCGACTGCTGGCCTCCATTTGTTCCCGAATAAAAATCGGCACCCTGGTATTGGTGCCTTCTCGTGCGACGACAATATAGTAGCTCTGGTCGGTGCGAAGGTATTCAAGATAGAAGCGATAGCCGGTATGCTCATACGCTTTTTGAAGCACATCGAGGACGATTTCTGAATGAAAGATAGTTCCATACCGTTCATCGATAGAAAAGCCAAGTGTTGGGCAACGAAAATCAACGCCAGTGCTTTTGATATACTTCTGTAACTCTGCACCTGCCTCTCCTTTCAAATATGGCCGCATTCCTTTGTTTTTAGCTAGATACCAGCCTAATTCCCTGGCTTGCAGCTCCCATTCGTTTGTGAACTCGTTCTCCTCATACGCGATGATCGGACCGTGGAAAAATTGATTTTTTGCATTGAGAAGTGGATTTTGTGTCCGCTTGGCAAAGCACATCAGCATGCCGGCTTCCTGGATAGAAGGTGCGTTCCGCAGCCGCGCCGTCATGCTCCTTGTGATTTCATCTCGATTGGACGACCAGGATAAATCAACCAATGCATCTGTTAACACATGACGGATATTTTGTTTTCCATAGACGACAGCGAAATCTTGCACCTATTTTCCTCCTTTCACCCTGTTATTAGTAGCGCTGATTCTATTCCTTTGGGCAGTATAGTCGAAGGCGCCTTTTTTGTTTGGATCCTCCTTCTTTTTGTTGTTTGTCGTCGTTTTTTTCGTTTCCTTCTTCTTTGTTGTCTTACTAGTGGTGTTCGGTCGGCTCTTTGACGGTTTCGTAATGATAACGCCAGGCTTCAAAAGCTGCTTTGTATTAGAGTAGGTCACAATTTTAACCGGCTTGTATTCTACAAAAGTAAAATTAATATGAAGATTCGCCTGCCCATCCTTGTACGTTGGTTCAATGTTCTCCATCCACATCGTTTGACTGAACAGTGTATCAAAAATCACGACTACCGGTTTGAATTTCCACTGTTCCAGCAGCTTTAATGCCTGCTCAGGCGATTCATATTTAATCGTTTCCGTCCCGGTTTCCCAGATTTCTTGCCAGAAACGTGGAAAAATGGCCGTAAAAGAAACCCGCTTCGCTTTAGAAACGGGTTTACTTGTACGTTCATCACCAGTGATTACGGTAAATGTTTCGATTTCATTTCCGGATTGAATCTGAATCTCCGGAGGAGTCAGAGGAAACGTAAACCGGTTATCGATTTGTGCTAAGGCCAGCATACATTATCCTCCATTCTCCAATGCATAATACAACTCTTCGCCAAAGACTTTTCGGATAAGGGCACGCCCTTGCGGACTGGTCATCATTTGCGCAAAGGCGGAGAAGTCCGTGACCTGCTTCGCTAGTTCGCCAAAGTCCATCGTAATGTTTTGAATGGTAACACCACCAGCTACACGCGGCGTTTGATTCAGCATCTTAGCGATCGGAATTCCGCCGCCTGTAGTAGATTGGCTGCGTGGCATGATATCGATGGAAGCTCGTCCGCGAAGTGGACGGTTCATGGTTCCAGCAATCAAGTTCATTTTCTGTCTGATAGGCCCTTCATCCAAACCACCAGCAAACATGGAGACGAAGTTTCCAGCCCATCTATCTGACTTGCTAGCTGGACCTTCTTTTGTCGGTGAAGAAAATCCGAGGAAATTTTTCACAACGTTTGCAGCACTGGTAACAGCAGAGGTTAATGCCGGGAATTTGCTCCGAATACCAGATACAAACATAGAAATCAGGTTACTGCCCCAACTACTTCCCTGACTCGAAATGTTACGTAATGATTCAAGATGAGCCCTTGTTTGACTTGCTGCTGAACCGGCCGCTGAACTAACATTATGAAAACTATTTCCTGCTTGTTTCAACCCAGAACTAATTTGCTGAGTGCTTTGCGCAGAAGTGGTTCCTAATTTTTTTACGTTCTGCCCTGCATGTTGTGTTGCCCGGGTCACCTGCTCTCCACCACTCTTTGCTGCACCACCAACAGCTTTTATATCATCCTGAGCTTTTTTAGCATCCGTTCCGTTCCACCAGTTGGTTGCTTTGTCTTTCCACGAACTAAAAGTTTCTTTCAGTGAATCAACTTGCTTAACTATGCTGGCGGTCAGACCGCTAGTATCGGCTAATTTGCCGATTTTTTCACCTACCCAGTTACCAGCTGCCGCGCCTGCCATCGTTCCTGCAGGTCCAAGCAAAGAGCCCGCAGCACCGCCGATCGCGCCACCCACAACACCACCAGCCACGGAACCGCCACGGGTCGAAATCGCTTCCCTCCATCCTTCCTGCTTTGCCGTCTGATACAACTCGTAAGCCCCGACACCGGCCGCTGCTGCTGCACCAACAACACCAGCCCCTTTCGCCAATCCTTTGGTTCGACTGAATAGGCCGGAATCTTTTACTCGACCCCATAACCTTTTCTTCTCAGGTTCGGGTTCTGGTCGTTGACTGCGAATAAGGTCTTGTGCGCGATCGCGTGATACGGTCCGTGTCCGGCGTGTAGGAGTCAGGTCTTCACTCTCTCTTCTTCGTCTACCAAGTTCATCTCGAGCATTCCTTCCACGATCCATTCCTGATATCGGTCCATTAATATAGACACGAGTAGCATGAACGGTCATAGATGAGAGAGAGCGAAGTGAGTCCATGTCCTTGTTTCCTCTTAAAGTGAACCGTCTTCGTTCTGAAACCATATCTTCATTTTTTGAACCGGTGACCCAACCTTTTACAGCACTTGCACCTCTACTAATAGCGGTGCCAGTACGTATACCAGCACCGACTATATCTTTGCCGAAATTGACTGCTCCTCTTCCGAAATCAACCATTTTCTTAATGGCGAACGCACTCACAAGGCCGATTATTAGATCGTTTACTGTAGTAAAGTGCTCTTTATAAAAACCTGTTGCTTTTGTAATCGTAGTAGTAAAAAAGCCGAATAAGCTCTGTATTTCGTCTTTGTTTTGCACAAGTAAACTATTGAATTCCTGCATGGTAGGCAATACAGTAACCGCGATATTTCCACCTAACTCTTGCATTAGCAAATCCATCTGGCGTCTGGCTTCGATCATTTCTTGCATAGGATCTGCCGATTTTTGAGCATTTACCATGCGATCAGTCGTACCAGCAATATCGACAGGTGGTTTTTCAAAAGCTGTTTTATAGGTTTTGAGAATGGCATCGCCATTATCTTCAGCAGTAGCAGAACCCAACGCTACAAGAGATGCTTTCAACTCATCTGGCTTTTGACTAGCTAGATCACCAACCAAAGCCATAAGGGCACCTTTTGCCTTTTGAATATCCCCGGAATTAATGTCAGACACAAAGTCATTGGCTTGTCTTTCTGCTTCATCCTTTCCAGCTCCACGCAACTCGAAGTATTTGGCCATATCACCAGCATCCAATGCTTTAACGCCAAACGTCTCTTTGAAGAAATCTGCGGGCTTGTCAAAGTTGAAGCTACCTTCCTGCACACTTTTGACGAGAAAGTTAGACATTTGAGCCGAGGTTGCACCGGTCTTCTTGAAATACCCGCTATATTCCCAGAACGTGTCATATAAGTCCTGTTGTCTGTCACCTACTTGTCTATAAGCGTACATCATGCTGTCGCTGACTTGCTTTGGCGTTTCCTTAAACGTATTGGTTGCTTGTCCAAGAGCGCGGTTGATTTCTTCCCAACTGGCATCTGGCGTAATGTATTTCATTTTTGCTGATGATTCAATGAAGGCTGCGATTTGTGATCGGTCACTTACGACAGGGGCTATATCAGCTACCTGTTTGGCTGCCTCTGCCCTCGATTCAAAGAACCCTTTGCTATATAGGGCATCCGCTTTACTGAGTGCGCTTTTCCTGTCTACTGGTGATAGATATGCTGCGGTTCGTGCTGCCTCATGCGTATATTCGGTAATGCCACCAAATAATGAATCCTTAATACCTCCACCGATAACAAGACCGCCAGCTGTAGCCGCTATAACAGATAATTTAGAATGAATTCCGTCAAGCACTGGGCTAACTTCATCGCGAGCTTGGATATGAATCCGAGCATCACTTAGGCTTTTAACCTCTGCACCTGCACGACTTGCTGCTTCTCGAAAGTGTTCAGCACCTCGTTTTGCATGACTAAAAAGGTCATCGACTTTGGTTCTGGCTAGCCCCCGTACCTCATCTGCAGCAGAACCAACTTGTCTGCCTAAATCTTGTACCGATTCTCTGGCCTTTCTACTACCAGAAACGAAAGTGTCATACATGGTATCGGCAGTGCGTCGCAATCCGCCTATATCGGTTGCTACCCTACGCGAAACAGTACTCATTTTGCTTAAACTTCCGGAAATTAAATCTTTTCCCTGGAAGGTAATTGTTACAGGCATTGTTGCCATTATTTTTCACCTGCCTTATCATTTAGCCATGAGGAGGTGGATAAAATGCATCCGTATGTTGTTGTTTCTTGGATAGTCACTGTTGTATGTGCTTTAGGTGTGGTTTTTACTGCTATTTGTATGGTTCTGCATCCTATTGCCCTAATGAAAGGAATGGACACATCAAAATATCCTTCGTTCTTTAAATGTGTTTTGAATCTTATTTTATTTGTTCTTATGGGCTTTTTATTTTATGGTTGCGCTACATATGATGGATGGAAATAAGGCGCACTCCTTTGAATGCGCCTTTCCCTCATTTATTTCCTCATCGCCCGCTTCATCTCTTCCTCTGCAATCATACTGGCTGCGATACAGAAGTAATATTGACGTTCCTTATCCACTTCGTATGGCAAGACTTCTTCTGGCAAGCGTTTCTGATTAATCCAAAAGGAAGCTACCCAGCTTGCTTCTCCGTCTCGCCGGATGAGTTTTTTGCTTCTTTAATCAACGCTTCCTTCGTATCGGTGAAATTACGGACAGCCTTACTCAGAACAGCGTAATCATCCGGATTGTCCAGCACTCGCGGCGGCAACTCGAATTTCTCGATGCAGTTATAGGCCTTCAGCAGTTCAGCATTGTTCCAATCGAACTCGTGTTCTGTCGCTTTCACAATCATGACGTCGATCTCGTTGTACGTTTCTTTTGGAGAGCCGTCTTCGTTGATAGCCTGTTCAATGGAACGACGTGTTTCCATCGTAGTCAGGCGGCGCACCGACCACTCTTCCCCGTCTGCTTTCACCTTAATAATATCGTCTCGGCGTCCGCCCTTTGCTTTCTCCAAATACTTTTGCAATTTATCGCTCATTGTTCTTCCTCCTTGGAATGGTTTATTTATTGGTGACTTGTAGTAAAAAAAGAGGGCTGCCGCCCTCTTATGCCATATAATCAGGAAACTTACCAACAAAATCAAAGTCCGTTGCCGTTCCGCTCAGTGTGATATCGATGCCCTTGTTTTCATCGATTTTGGCAACCAGGATATCGATGTCATCATGAATATGAATACCGGTAATCAGCACGCGCTCAGTATTGCCAGTCATGATATCTTCCAGACTTCCGGTAATTCGTTCAAGAAACATGGTTTTCCCTGCCTTAAACAAGTCGAGCATTCGATACCGAAGGCGTGATTCCAACTTCGACATAACGAGCTTGACCGGAATTTCATAGCCCACAATCTGTTTTGTTTTAGACATGCGCCGCGCACGGATAATATCGAGTGTTTCCGGCTTCAGAATGACTTCAACTTCCTTAATCGTTTGGATCGGATCGCCGTTATCATCCTGTATAGAAAGATTCCGCCCAATAAGTTCGCGTTCCATGGATTACGCCACCTCCCAATCAATGAAGAATACTTCGATTGCATCGAGCGGCTTCGCAAAGAGTCCGAAATAAGCAAAGTCAAAGTCGCTGACTTTATCTGGATGCTCTCCGAATGTATAATCTGCTGCAATCGCTTTTTGTTGCGCTCGAATTTTCAGGTACTCAAGAACTGCTCCGACAAAGATGGCACGACCATCAGGGTCATTATCCAGCTGTGCGCGATATTTCTTCCCGGCAAAATAGATATCGTTTAGCAACTGATCCATTGTCATGGATACCCTAATTTTCCCGAAGTCCTCTCGCTCGCCGGGTCCAAGCGTCGTTAAAGTGTTTATCGCAGACTCGATAATGTAATCGTATCCGTCACGAGTTGCCATAAGTGTACCTTCTGCCAGTCCCTTCAAGACTTCACTATGACTCCAATCTACCTTCGCTAACTTCAGAGGTACTTTCACGCCCGTAAAGGACTTATTGGCCGGTGTACCTGCCACTAAGCCTGCTACCCAAGCGGCCCACTGGATGGAATTATATTCTTTCCCGTTTACATGCTGACCGGCGATAGAGTTATTAATGACAAACCGGGCATTCATAGCACGAGAACGTTCGTTATGCGCTTCGATATCATCATCTGTTGCTGCAGGCCCAGCAACAACCAATTGCGCCAACTTACGAGCCTTACTTCGACGATCTAACAGCCACTGCTTGCATGCTGCTTGTACGGCTGGATCCGCCGAAGGCAGATAGAAAACATCGAATTCAAGTCCATCTACCCGGTTAAAGATGCTACTCCACTGATTGGCAGTAATCGCAGCGGTCCCTGTTACAGCCCCGGTCAATTTTGTATAGGCGATATCCGCCAGGTCCGCACTTCCGGCACTCTTAAAGCGAACCATATTTGATTTCTTCAACTTTTCTTCCGCTTCGACCTTATCTGCGACTACATATGTCTCAGTGTCATAAATCATCTTAGTATCCCGGACGATAATTTCCTTTTTCGTCGCATCAATAAGATTCGGACGAATCATGTATTCGAAATCTTCGCCGCGTTTTCCTGGGTATCTGGCTTCGATAGTGTAACTGTCCGTTACAGTATGAAAAGCTGCTTTTTCCTGCTCATTTGTTACACGGTAGCCTACAACAGTAGCCCCGTTCTCAGCGGCAAGTTCGATTTCATCCACTAACAAGCCCGTTTCTTTCAATCGTTCTGCTGTATCGGCCATATCTACAGCAAAGTTAGGCTGCCCCCATTCGGCCTGATAGGGAACAAGCACACGCCCAGTGGAAGGTAACACACGCGCTTTTGCTTTGGTCAGCAGCTCCACGTACGCTCCGCTTCTAATCCGTTGAATCGACATTTACTTCCTCCTTCTCCTTCGGATGCAGGTAGGCATCCAGTTTTTGTTTTACTTCCTGCCGGGAGAGTTCATCCCCGTTCTTGCAATCAAAAAGAACGCCGGCCATTTCAAAGCGTTCCACTTTGAATACAGCACTTGCGCTCTCAATCCATTCTTGTTTGGTTCGTTTGTTCATCTCATCCTGCGCTGCAGCAGGAGGTTTCTTTACCCGTTTTTCACTCATGCCTCTACCTCCTCCCCATTTACTTCGACATAAAAGTGATTAATTTTCTCTGGCTTTTTCTCACCAGGTAATTCTATGTTGGTACTCAATAGATAAGAGTACCGGCATTCAAATTCAATTCGGTCTTTGAACGATTGAATGGAAGGCTCTTGCAAGACAAGCATAGTTTTATGAGCTTTGGAAGCAATACAGTACCGATGCTTGCGCAGATAAGAACGAAGCATCTCTACGTCGATTTTGACATAAGGTTGTCCAACGCTCGGATCTTCTATTTTTTTAAATCGAAAGATAAGCCCGACATCCTCAATGATTCGCGCTGACTGAGACGTGTGCATCTTTTCTGATACAATGTCCGTTTCCAACAAAATCACAGGCGGATTCACATGTCCGTTCATCCATAATTCATCGTCTTGGATAATCGGAATCTCTGGATAAAGCTGATACAACAGCTCCGCCCACACCAATTTTGATATTTCACTCATAGAACGCCGCTCAACTCCTTCTCCAGCTTCTGCATAATCAACGCGTTCATACCACCTTCGAACCGGTTAAGCGAGACGTCCACGAATTTGCGACCCATAAAGGTACGAGGCTTGATTCGTCGGCCACGTCGGTCTTTTGTTTTTTTGATTTTATATCCATCATTGACGAATGTTGTGTAGAAAAGCTCTGATCCGACTTCCAATGTAATGGCATTTCGGTCTACATCCCAACGCCAGATGTTTTTGTAGCCGCCTTTTTGAAAGGATTCCTGCATCATTTCAGTACGAATCAAGTCCTGACTTTGAATTTCAGATACGATTTCATTCAACATCTCATCGCCAAGAGAAAGAATAACTTCCTGGATAATGCGCGGTAGATGATCGCGCTGGAGCTTCGTCAGCTTTTTGGCAAACCCATCAAAATCAATGATGGTCATGACCAAGCACCTCCGCCTCAAATGAAACGTCCAACCAATGACGGCAAGACACCACTTCTTTTACAAGGTACTGTCGGCCGCCGAGATGAATTTCATCCCCCAACCGTATGTCTGTATCCAGAGGAACCGCGATTTTTTTCGCTACTTTGAATTCGATCGGTTTTCCATCTGTATCGGATCGAGTCGGATCCGTAAAAAGTGGTTTTCCTAGCACCGTGGCTATCAACTGTTTGCTGGCACTTACCAGATTATAGCTCCCTTTTTGTTCGGTAATGCGATAGATTTGAACGGTAACATCAAACCGGTGCATATCCACCTCTTTTACAATGAGATGGACCTCTTTACTTCGTTCCTCGATATCCTTAACTTCTTCTACGTCGAAGATTTTGTTTCCGTACAGAACCCGCATACCGGATTCAATACCACTTAAATAACGAATAACAATGCGAAGAGATTGCCTGTTATCAAAATAAGCCCATCTGGTTGCCACATCCGTCCACGTCTCCTGCAATCGTGCCCCAGCGACGGTCGTTTGCAGGCGCTGGATAGTAATTCGTTTGTTCATTTTTCCGATTCGCATAATCAAAACACTCGATCCTGCCATAGTAGCGCCTCTACCGAAAACGGTACAGCCGTCGGCATTTGTCCGATTGTGACAGCTTCCCGATTTTCATACCAGTGTCCGATGAGTAGGCGCATGGCTTGTTTTACCGCATCCGGTACCCCAGCGGCATAATCTGTATTTCCATCTGTTATCACCGGTTCATATCCGGCCACAAAGCGAATCGTGACCGGAGATGCCGGGAAAAGGGCGATCTTTGGAGCCGATGTGATAAAAACTCGCCCTGGCTCAGTTGCAGCATCAATGATGTACGCATCTGGACTCAAAGTGTGTTGTTCACCCTTTGCATCACGATACGTAATCGCTTCAACAGAAAGCAACGGCGGCCTTGGTAATTCGATTTGAGCTGGGAATGTATCGAGATACAGCTCCCAAACTTGCGAAACATAGGCGCGCCGTTGAAAGTTTTCGCAGTACTCGCGTGCAGCACGAATCAAACTTTGAATCATAGCGTCTTCATCGTCATATTCTACACGCAAGTGCATTTTTGCCTCTTCAAGTGAGAGAGGCTCTGCCAGAGGAGGGATGACTAACCGCACCATTCCTCACCTCAGTTTCTGTTTTATACTACATCCGGACTGACAAGGATTTTACCAGTGATTCCATCCGGAGCGTCAACAAAATTTATTTCTGGACGACGACGGCCACTGTACAGAATGGCGTAAATATCACCTACGGATGTAGCTACACCGCGTTCTACTACAACACGCAGTTCTTTTCCTTGAATGGTTTGCGGTAAGTGAACTTCTACAAATACCGCTTGTCCATTATGCTGGGTAACGACTGTGGCGCCCTCCAGGTCTTTCCCGCCCTGTTGGACTCTTAAAATGTTCGTCGGGTCTGCCACTTTGATGCTTGTCAAGAACAGACACCCTTCATAGCCTGTAGTGTCCACCGGATTTGATTCAACCGTTCCAGTTGTAGATGTAGTGGACGAGGACAACTTTACAATTTTCACTTCTGTAGAAAGGTTCAATACCCTCACCTCTTTTTGAAATTAAAAAATGGGCGATCCGATTCATTTGGATCAACCCATTTTCAAGCGAACAAATGCTTCTGGCATAACCGGCATACCATCACTTTCCATGCGACCGATAAATCCAGTCTGATTTGATGTAGCAAACAGCTCAAGTAGACGCTGCATTTGGAAATCAAGCGCATCAGCAATCCAGTAGAACTGGAAGTCACCGAGAATACCGATATATTTTCCTCCAGCGATTTCATTTGGTGCGTATTCGCTCATCAAGTACGGAATTTCAAGGATACGATCTGGCGCTCCGTTTGTAATACCTGCCTGCCAGATATACTGACCATTGTTGTCCTTCAACTTGCGAATTTCCTTGATGATGTCACGGTGGAAAATCCATTTCGCGCGTGGTTGATATTGCGGTTTCAAACTGTATTTAGCCTCAATCAAGCTGTCAGCCTTAATAGCCGTAGCTGTATTACCGCCGGAAACGTCACGATCCGTATCGATACCATCTCTGGAAGCAGTGAATAAACCCAGTGGCTTTTTGTCGCCATCCCCTGTCATGTACGCCTTCTCCATTGTGACAGCGAATTTGTATGCTAGACGAGCATTAATCAGGTCTTCTACGTTGATAGCTGATGTACTTAGCAGCTTATTGGAAATTTTCACCCACTTAGCAAGAGGATGCGGTGTCAGTTCACGCTGACCGAATCCGATTGAACCTTCGTTTCCAACTCTCAGCTCTGATGTCCATTCTGCATCATTCATATCTTCTTCAAGCGTTGGAACACCCAAACTTTTCGCTGACTTTAGCTGAATAATACGAGCCAACTGACGCACAACAACAGAGTCGTCAACCTTCTTCAATAGCTCATTTACGAACTGTTTCGGAGCAACAATATAGCCGCCCTTCGTGTCGTTGCCTGCCATGAGGGAACGGAGTTCGTCGCTGCTTACAGCTTCACGACCTCCCATCACATAGCGCATGAAAACATCACGATATTCTTGCGTAGCGCGTGGATCATCACGATTTTCTGTATCGACACCAGGAATTGCACCGGGAGGGTTACGTTCTGGTTCTTTTTCACGCTGTTCGAGTTCACGCTCCAGCTCCAGTTGACGTTCTTCACGGTCGATGTCCTTCTTCAGTTGGTCAACCTCTTGCATAATTCTGTCATACTGTTCTTCTTCTTCTGCTGTCATGCTGCGGTTTTCTTGTTCTGCACCATCAATCAATTGGCGTGCTTCCTGAATCAATGACGCGCGTTTTTGACGCATATCACGAATCTTTTTCATTTATGCCTCCATTTCCGCCAGTGCTAATTGTTTCCGCATGGCTTCAAATTTACGTTTTCTTTGTTCTTCTTCTGCTGCTTTCTGCTTCTCAGTATCGCGAGAAGCAACAAATTTTTCATATGCACGTTTGGCACTGCGCACATCAACAGAGCTATCCGGGTACGCCGGGAATGGTGTCGGTGAAATTTCATATAAATTCACTTCGATCAGAGTACGGATAACATCTGATGGATCATCGTAATCCCACTCATCGCGAACAACCTCAAACCCGAAACTCACCCCGTCTACATCTCCGCGCCGAATCGACTCGGCTGCATCTCTTCCCCATGTTGTGTTTGGTAAGTCAAGTTCAAAGCGAAGGGCCATATCATCTTCCCAGAGACGCAATGTGCGGTTCTTTGTGCTACCGAGAACAAGATCAGAATTGTGATTCCATAATGCTTTGACTACAGATTTGCGTAGCGACTTTTCAAAAGCTCCTTTCCGCACTTTCTCACGGAATCCCCAGAGCGGAACGGATAGCTGTTCGAACATCACGACGTCACCAGTAACTGTGACATTGTCTCCTTCTGCTCGCACCTCAATATTAGAGAGAGTAAACGTTCGCTGTTCAAGTTTTTCGTCCATGGTGTCACCTCCTTTCACATTATCGATTTGCTACAATATCACATTCGCATCCATCGTGAAGAGGTGGATGCGTAATGTTTGTCTTTGGTTTAAGCGGCATTTCATCAGGATGACCAACTACATCCTCGCCTGCAGCCACAAAAGCCTGATCAATACCGATGACTTTTCCATCCAAACGCTTACAGAAGTCGCAAACTTCCCCGCTTGAGGTCACCCACACGAGTTCACGCACGCCGTATTTCTTGTATGCTGCTTTTGCGATAGCATTAGCCGCCCGGGTTGATTCTCGCTTTGCTTCCTGTTCTGGCCGCTTTTCTTTCCAACGTTTAGTTTCTTTTTCAATGGCTTCTACAAGATCCATACTATTGGCTAATCCATCGTCGATCGTTTTTGCGATTCGCTTTTGGGACTTTGCGATATAGCGTAGGGCCATAGAAGCGACAATTGCAGCAATAAATGTTTGAAGGGAAACTTCTTCTTCTACTTCCAGCTCATCTGCAACGCTCTGCACAATGATATCTGCGAATGACAAGACGACCGGCATCATTTCTTCTTCAAAGTAACCTTGGAAATCCTCGTAGTATTCGCCAAGCCATAGGTTGAACAGGTCAATGTTTCGCTGTTGGAATGACTCTTTTGCTTTATGGAGAATGTCGTCCGCTTCTTTTTCAGCAATTCGCTTGTAAGCTCGAGCAAACATCTTTTGATAGTTTTTTTTCGATCGACTGCGTATCTCATGAATTTTCCGCTGTCGTAACCGACGCAATTGAGCTTCATGTTTTATTCGCTGCGACCGTTCTTCCTGCGCTCCATTTGGATCGTCGATCTGCGTATCTGGCCCATCAATGACATACTGTGCTGGCACCATGTTCAGAGGAAGCAGATACACTTTCCCTTGTCCATCCGGCAGAGGATTCATATCTTCGAGTTCTCTGATATCGTCAGCACTCAGCCAGCCATTCTGTCTACCAATGGAATAAGCTTCGTATCGACTCTTGATATCCCCTCGAAGCAGACCGTCAATCACATGACTGACGAAAAAGCTCTTTCTCTCTTCTTCTGTAAACAAGTCCTTCTGCATCTGCTGTTCCCAGCGCACGAGCCATGGACGAATGGTATGAGTTACGAATTCGATAGACTGATGCTCGATGTTAGAGAAAGTGGCTCGCTCCAAATCAGCAAGCATATGTGGTGGAACACGAAAAAAACGCGCGATTTCAGATATCTGAAACTTGCGCGTTTCCAAAAACTGAGCATCATTTGGTGGAATCATGTTCTTTGCGAACGTCATTCCCTCTTCGAGTAACATCATACGATGTGCTTTGCCCAGTCCTTCGTACTTTTCTTCCAGTGATTTCTTTAGTCGATTAAACGCATCATCGCCAAGTTTCCCCGGATGCGTCACCACAGCGCCAACATTTGTCCCATTTTTAAAGAAGTCCGTCCCGAACTTTTCAGCATACATGGCTAGTTCGAATGATTTCTTTGCCAACTGAATTGGAGAATACCCTACTAAGCCATCGAAGCCAAAGCCTGGGATATGAAGTACTCGATCCGATGGCAATCGTATCTTTTGTCCACCAATCGTCGTTTCATAATACAGCTTTTTTGTTCCAGGTTCGCGTACCGGTTTGGTTCGATCCGGAAGCAACGGCCATAAACCGCGTATGCGACCGCCTTTATCATACTCAATCTCAGAATATCCATTCCCCCATAACAAAATATGGGCCTGTATTGTTTCTCGATAGGTAAAGGCAGTCATTTCTTCGTTTGCTACATTGTGCAGAACATCATATAATGGGTGGTCTTTTGCCTTTTCTTTGCCATAATCCAGATGCCTGTACACATTCAGCGGTAAGGAAGCGATTGTTTCAGACAGAATACGCACGCAAGCATATACCGCTGCTATTTGCATGGAGTTATTTTCGTTAGCTGTAATAATTTCGGCAGCATCCTGTCCCCTTGCCCAATCGGAAATGGAGCTTCGAACCGAAAGAAACGGTTTAAATATTCTCGATAAACTCGGAAACTTCAAGTGTTTCACCCCCTTAAATCGTCCGTATGTCTTGATGCTCGTAGATAGAGGTGCGATCTTCATGTCTCATTGCCCGATCCAGAGCCATCACAAGCGCTACAATGCCGTCAATCTTCCCTTGAGAGTCAGCTTTACTTGGTTTTATGTTTCCGGCAGGGTCCATTTTGACCGCAAGATTGTCTGCCATCCAACGCAAAATGGGATTTCCGCCATGATTTATTTTTTTCTTTAATAATCTGCGTTCAAATTCTTTCATAGGAACGGCATAACTCATAAAACCTTGTCCCATCGGAACGATTGTTATACCTTCTTCTTCGATTTCCATTGCAATTTGATAGCCCTGAAATAGTCTATCAACGTTCATATCGATTAACTTGAACGTTCGAGCGTCTTTGAAGATTTGTTCTTTGATGAATTCATAATCGATTGCATCGCCCGGCGTAGCATATAGAAGACCTTGCTTTTCCCACGCTTGATACTGAGCATGATAACGGTTTTCTCTGTCGTACAATCGAGATTCTGGGCACCAGAAGCGAGCAACAATATCAATTTTCTCCTGATCTTTTTCATCCGGAAACGCCATAACCCATGCTGTAATGTCAGACACAGAAGAAAGGTCGAGTCCACCGTAGCATTTGCGGCCAGCCAATGCGCTTTCGTCAACCACGCCGCCATTTTCATCCCACAATTTTAGATTTATCCAGCGATTAGCTTGTTGTGTCCAGACATTCAGGCGTTTTGTAAGGAAATTGTTCTGCGCAGTCGGCAATTCCTGCGCTTTTTTACACAACCTCGCCAAGTCGTCTTCTTTGATTGAGATCCCGAAATTAGGATTTGCCTTTTTCCATGCGATAGGGTCTGTCCAATCATCATCTTTATCAATCGTCGAGATGAAGGTAAAGTATGTGTCGTCCTCTATCGTGCCGTTCAAAATCTTTTCAGCATATTCATGCTGTTCGTAGCAAATAGAAGTCTGGTTAAATCCAGCTGTTGTAATGGCCAACATCAAAGGCTGCCGTCTTGCACCCGTAGCTGTCTCCAACACATCCCATAAATCACGGGTTTTGTGGGCGTGCAGCTCGTCAACGATAGCCCCATGAACATTAAGACCGTCCGACGTGTCAGCATCAGCACCGAGCGGAACATAAAATGAGTTGGTTTTCAAGACATGAAGGTTGTCTTTGAAGATTCCTACCCGCTTACGCAGTGCCGGTGATGAACGGACCATCCTTGTAGACTCGCCATGTGTGATTTTTGCTTGGTCGCGCTTCGTTGCTGCAGTATAAATCTCCGCACCTGGCTCATCATCAGCCACTAGAAGATATAATCCAATTCCGGAACTGAACGTACTCTTCCCATTCTTCCGTGGAATTTCAATGTAGGCTGTGCGAAACCGACGCATACCATCTTTTTTCTGCTTCCAACCAAATATAGATCCGACAATGAACTTCTGCCACGGTTCAAGCCAAAAAGACCGTCCCGCCCATTCTCCTTTGCTATGTTTCAGATAATCAAAGAATTCAATTGCATGGTCAGCTGCTTCTTCATCAAAGTAGTACCCTCGTTTCTTTGCTGTTTTCAAATCATCTAGATGGCGCTGGCATGCTTGAATTACAAACTGGCATGCAAGAACTTTTCCTTTCACAACCGATTCGGCATATTTGGTTACGTCATGTTTTTTTCTTGCCACGTTTTAGGAAATCCTCAAAATCATCTTGCTCTTCCTCTGATGGAAGAGTCATACGCGTCCTTGACGATGGGGTAAAGCCGAATTCGGTGCAGAACATCTTAATTTGTTTTAGCGCCTTTTCCTGTATCGCGATTTCAGGGATGACAATTTCGTTGGTACTACCATTCTTGTTTGTATATTCGTATGTCAGCTTCCCATACTTTTTCAGGTGTTCGTTAATTTTCTTTGTCGCCGTGACCCAGAGTGAGTATGCCTGGCAATATGCTGCTAGTGTTGCACCATCAACAATTGTCAGAAGCCCAAGCCTTTCCAGTTCAGGCGCTACTCTCTTCCATTCTCGCTTTGCTTCTGAATCAAGAAAGGTCGGACATTTCGGAGCGACTGCTTTCGGCTTTGGTTCATTCTTATTCAATGGCCGTTTGCCCGGGTTTCCCTGAATCACTTTTAGGCTCGTCGGCTTCGGCGGACGTCCCGGTCCAGCCATACAAATCCCTCCTTTCGGGGTTACCCCCCTTAGCGAATTTCGCGGCGGTACGAAGAAGACGGCCGGCGCGGTCCCTAGAAAATTTTTTCTAGCTTTTTGACCCCCCTATCCCTTCAACGCATCCGCTTTTAACATTAGCACTACGAACTTTCCCATTGCTTGTTCTAACTGCGCCTCATCCTCATTTTCCATAGCTGTTACTATCTCTCCTGATGTATCCCTGAGTTTCTTAAAGAATTCCAAAGTTTCCATTCTTAAACCCTCCATCTTCTTTGGCAGTCTTGATATCATGATGCATTTTACAAAGTGGCTGCCAGTTATCTTCATTCCAAAATAGTTCCTAGTTACCTTTATGTGGTGCGATGTGGTCAACTACATCCGCCGCTACCGTTTTACCTTCTTTCTGGCACTCTCTGCATAGTGGATTGCGTACCAGATACATCTGCCTTGCTTTTCTCCACCTAGCATCATAGCCGCGCTGAGAAGCTGATCCCCTGTCTTTGTCATACAACCGCCTTGCCTTTTTCCTATGTTCCTCACAATACCTGTCAGTTGTGGTATTCGGACACATAGGAAAAGAGCATGACCGCTTCATCTTCTTTGCCATCTACATCACCACCCACCTCCAAGGCAAAATAAAAAGCCACTCCGAAGAGTGACTTGGAATTTTTTACTTAAAACGTGAAACTTTTTTACTAAAAAACCCGTATAATTAGGTCAACAGCATGAAGTACAACCGGTCTATCTTATAAAATTTAAGAAGGAGGCTGTACCACATTGTTTGATCACACGCATTATGTACCTATTTTAAAGTGGAAAAGAGGTGAACAAAAAGCTCTAGAAAAATTAAATATGTCTCATAAAGCAGGTATGACACCTTTAATTGAGATTCAGCCGGTACCTTATGATCACCAAAAAAGCGACTTTAAAAAAACAGTCGATGAGCACCTTAAAGATGTTGGTACACAAGTAAAAGATTCATGGAATCAAAATCGACCTATTTTTGTTGAAGTTAACACTTTATACGATAATGAGGATTTTGATGAACAAACCCTTCAAAATGGACAACATCCTGTAGAATTCGTAATTGATTCTATAGAATCAAATGGAACACCAGCAATTCCGGTTACAGGAATTTACCGCTATCAGCAATTTCACGATGCTATAAAAAAGGTAATTAAAAAATATAAACGTGGCGTCTGCCTTCGTTTAGATGATAGTGATTTATCCGATTTAAACTCATTAAACGCTGATATCAATACAGTATTAGACTTTTTAGAAATCATCCCTGAAGAAGTCGATATTATTTTGGACTACAAGTATATCTCCCATAAACAAAAAAACCATTTACTTTCTAGTACTATCCTGACTATAGGTGAACCTCTCTCCAATAAATTGGAGAGCTTCTCGCTTCATCGAGCCGACTATTGTCGCACTCTCCACGAAGGCTAGTTCCTAGCCTAGCGTGTCTTACGACACGTTTTGTAGTTGTTGTACTGCCCGTTTGAGAATGTTTTTGGCGGCATTTACATCACGGTCACATTCAAATCCACAAGAAGGGCAATGATGTGTCCGTACAGCCAATGTTTTCTTTACGATTTCATCGCAGCTTGAGCATTGTTGACTTGTGTTTCGTGGATCAACCAGAACAACACGCTTACCAGCACTTTCAGCCTTGTAAGTGGTGAACTGTACAAGTT